AAACATCCAAAATTTTACAGAATCCCCAGGGATAAATCGGATCAGGTCATTAGCAAAAGTTCTCACGACGGTGAGTCGGAGCGTGCACCTGGTCCGGGCCAAAGCGCCAAGCTTCAAGCACCAAGCGTCAAGCCCCAAGCTCCTCGAGCATCAAGCGACAAGCGTCAAGCCCCAAGCAGCAAGCGTCAAGCTTAAACCCACAAGCGTCAAGCTCCATGATACGTGAACCACGGAAAAGTTTCACGGTGCCCGGACCGAGGGCCTCTGCTATGATAAATGTATTGTTCGGATGCCTCACATGGAAGCTAATTTGGTGTGGTGAAAACTTAATCTTGTTACCTGAAGTGACTTTTAGTTCTATAGTAAAAAAGTGCCCATTAGTATTATAAACCAATAGATCGGGAGTACCGTGTAAGCTATTATTTTCAAGTCTAATAAGCGAAAAATCCTTAAAATGTTTCTTAATTTTTTGGTATAATTTACGCTCTGGTCCCACAGTTTTTTTAAAGTAACATTGTCATTCATTAATAGTCCTTCTGAAGTTTATCTGGCAAGATAAGCTTAGAAGGTTTCTCGGTTTTCATAACTAACCTGTGTGCACTATGACCTGGTTGACCAATAATTGGAGTAGCATTTTCGTGTACTTCCATTCGTCTAATTGCATGTAACTTTCCATTGATCTCTACATAAATTACGGCGTTCTTTACTGCGTCGCTACCTTTCGTAAAGTTGCTTAGAAACAACTGCAAGTCTTGTACTCTCATGAATCTTTTCGTCTTAACTTTGCTGATAGATCCTCTATCACTTTTTTATAACCGTGCAAGAGATTTATATTTTTTTCATTCTCGTAAGAAAATTTTTTCCAATAATAAATTTGTTTCTGTGCATCTCTTAAAATCTGTTGATACATTTTAATTGTATCATGTAAGTTTCTAACTTCTATCTGTAACTTTTCGATTTTACGTTCTAAATCGTGTTCTCCTCTATCATCTTTGTATACTTTCATAGTTGACAATATAGGATAGTTACCTTAAAAAGTCAACATGGGTGTTCCAAAAAGATTAACAGAAATGCAACAACGCTTCGCTGAGTTTTTAGTATTCGGTGGACCAGAAGGACCAATGACTCAAACAGAGGCAGCTATTGCTGCTGGGTACAGTCCAAAACGTGCAAGACAAGAAGGATCAGAGCTTTGCAATCCAAAGCTATCTCCACTTGTAGCTAAATATTTAGGTCAGTTAAGAGAAGAAAGAATTAGAAAACATGAAGTTACTTACGAAGGACATGTAGCGGAGCTTGCTAGACTTAGAGAGGCCGCTTTAAAAAAAGGATCATTTTCTTCAGCAGTGAATGCGGAAGCAAACAGAGGAAAAGCAGCAGGACTATACATAGATAGAAAGATAATAAAAACAGGAAAATTAGAGGACCTATCAGAACAAGAGCTAGAAGCAAAAATGAAACAGATAATAGACGACTACGGATCTCTAATAGATGTGACACCTAATGAATCTTCGTTATCTTCTTCACACACGATGTTGGAAAAACCGATCGTTCCGAAAAAGTAATACTACCATCATCATCAACATCATAGCCTGCAAATATTCTTACAGTATCTTTGTCTTTACTGAATAACCAACCTTCACTCACCGGTGTAGCTAGTTTCATGTCTGTAAACTCTTTTACGGTACCCCAGCCGCCTTCTGTGATGATGTCAATCCAATCTATACGTACACGCTTATATGGAAACTTGACTGCTTGCTTGACCAGCTTGGGTTTGTTGTAGCTATTTATTCTTCTAGATTTCTTTTTTGGCATAGGCTTAATTCCTTCTATAGTATTCTACCACAGATTTTTTATTTTAAAAAACACATTCGCGCGCGTGGACCGAAATTTGATAGTACACTTTATCTCTAAATAAAATAAAAAGTGTACCAAAAAGTGTCCACCCTAAAGTCATATATACCAACACTTCTAGACCAAAAGTACACTTAGTACACATTATCCAGAGAAAAAATAAAAAAAAAATAAAATCTGTCACAGAATACTATAGTACGGTTTTTTTGTACTTTTTTGCCACATTGTCGCCATATTTACGCTCATATTCCGCCTCAATCTGCAACATAAGGTCCGTGATCCCTGATTCATCCATCTTGACCACACTCTCCATGGCCCGTGATACAAGGTCCTTTTGATACTTTACAGCCTTATTCTTTACTTGAACTAGGTCTATGCCCCATCTCGTCTGGTCTGTCATTAAAATCCTCCTCATTTCTTCCTGGTATAAATAAACTTCTAATCTGTTCTTTGATAACCTCTACTTGCATATCATGGTACTCTATACTGAGACTACAATGTTGTTGTATATCTTCAAAACTTTTACCAAGTTCGATCCAATTTAAAATTTCATTTAAAATTTCAATTTTGGCTCTGTGTCTACCTTTAGTTTTTTCTAGTCTTGCTCTTGTTCTAGCTGCTGGTTCTTCATTCATTTTGTAAAGTCCTCCTCTTTCATTGGTGTTGTTTTTTCTTTCTCATCGTGTTGTAGTTCATGAAACATATCTAAACGTTTCAAGAATTCGTGCTTCCAGCGTCGAAGTTCTGGTCCTTCTACCTTAAATTCTTGGTAATATAAGTCAGGCGTGCATACCATGATAACTCCTTGTTGTATCTTGGAGCCGTAGACATAGTCGTGGGCCATGGCGTATGCTGCAATTTGCAAATAATAATCTTCGATCCATTCTTTCTTTTTCGGACGGTTAGCTTGCTTGAAGTCAACGACAGTTTCCATACCATTATGATTACAGATAAGGTCTGTTTGGCCTGCGTATAGGCCCGGATAGTGTAACGTAACTTCGGAACCATAATACTCTTCGACCGGCGCAAGACCAATCTCCATAATTTTATCGGCCATGGGACGCGCCGCCTGTCCGAGTTCTGTAAGATCGTCGTAACCAACGCCTGTAACATAAGATTCGAGGAATTTATGCATACTGGTGCCCCGTGCACTAGATACATTCTTGATTCTGTCTGCTTCTGCTTCACCTACTTTGGCCTTCCATTTGGTTAAAAATTCTGTATTTTTGGTAGCCCCTAATATAGTAGTAACACTTGGAAGTCTATAAGAACTTATCTCATAGACACGTTTTCCTGTATCAGGATCGGTGATTTGTTTTCCTTCTAAATAGTTGTATTTATTGCTCTTCTTCATCCTTTAGATCTTCCTGTTCTTTTTTAAAACCTTCCATAAGTTCTTCATGCAAAGTCTTTGGTTTAAAAATCTCATCAAATCTTTTACGATACGTATCATTCGATGGTCTACTTCTGCCATCAAACTTTTCTTTTTTTGTAGCCATAACCCTTTCTCCTATCACTATATAATTTACACCAGGACCAACTTGTTAGTTTAGTTGACCAATGGTTTACAAAATATAAAAAATTATAAATATATTTATCGAACATCTTTTTGTACCTCTCTATACTCATCTAAAGATATCACATTATTGTTAAGTGCAATAGTCGTATAATGCTCGATCACTTGTTGTATCTTAGGTAATTTAGTATGCGCAAACGGCCATAGAAGACAGCACACGTGGTATGCATCTCTAAATGTACAACGCCACCTGTATTGTTTTAAATACGGCGTGCCATCGCTTCTATTACCTTTTACTTTTTTAGGAGTCAGTGTACCAACACCTAAAACTTCATGAACCCACATGAGAACTGATCTATCGGTCATCGTGATTTCCATGCTGATACGCATAGAATTAGATAACCGATATCCAGGTTTACCCTTGTGTTTCTTTTTCTTCTCTATCCCACGTCTTATATGAATTGATCCTTCACCATCAAACAAACCTGCGATATACGCTTTGTCAACATCTTCCATTAATGTATTGACATCCCTTCTTCCTCAAACTCAGAAAAATCTTCATTACCATAGTCATAGATTTCTCCTTGAGAATCACAGTCCCAGCATTGATGAATCATGTCTTCTTTCTCCATAATGCATGCGACTTTTACATAGCCATTACCTTTACAGGTAGGACATACGTAAACCTTCTTAACTTTTTTTGAACTTGCCATTTAATTTCTTCGCTTTCTCGTTTGCTATTGCTTCTATTGTCTTTGCTACGCTTAGTTTTGCATCAGGTAATATTATCTTTGATAACTTATCCAAAGTAGCGTATGTTTCTTTACTTAAAGAAACGTTTTTGTATTTAGTCATGTCTGTCATGTTTACTTCCTTTCATGTTAAGGTAGACTATATAGTGCATTATGTAGGATTGTCAATGACAAAATTTATATTATTAATGGTTTTGTGTTCAGGGGTAGCACAAAATGACTGTAAGGTTATACCCACCAAAGAAAAATTATTTGATGACTACCATAGCTGCATAGTTTATGGTTATAGTTATTCACACAGAATAATTACAGAATTTGATCCAGAATGGGTCAACAGTATGGAAGTCTATACAAAATTTTCGTGTAAAGTTGACAAGGTAATTTAATTATGTTAGTGGGTTAAGAATCTTCTCACCATTACCTACCCTTACTATTCCCTCTTTAGGGTAGGTGTTTTAAAAATAATTAATATTTATATTAAATCTAGCATGTTGATCCGTGCATGTTGTGCTATTGTGTTTTTCACTTGGGTCAAAAAACAAAGCTTGGTTTTCTTCAGACTTAATAAATTTTTTACCAATTATTGTACCTCCATTACAAGTATTTAATGATAGTAAACAACCTTTGTGTTTAAATTTATTATCAACATGTGTATTATGATTTAATATTTTATCCGTTCTAGGATATAAATTTACTTTAATTAATATTATGGCCTTACATTCAATTATGTTTAATAAAGGTCTTAGCAAATCATAACCATCAGTATTTACAGACAAGACATTACTACCATTAGCAGAAAATACTATATGATTAAAATAAAAATGCTTTGTATTAATTTTATCCGTAGGGTTAGAAACTTTACTTTGGTAGTAGTAAGGTCTCCAAGGATTAATAAAATAATCTTGTATTTTTTTAAAATACTCTTTGTCTAAAAAATTTTTTTTTATTTTCATATCAAACCAGCTGCTTTCCGTGCACGTACTTACAGCCGGCCAAACTCCAGGTTGCTACCTTGCGGTCATCGCTAACGTACAGGGAAATGCCATTGGCAAGATTTGGACGCCCTTGAGCTTTCAATTCAATTCTATTTACAGATGCAGCCATAAAAATTACCGCTTCCATCATTCATTATATGTAGATTTAAACTATCTACGTAACTTGTTAGTTTTAGTCTTAGTATCTCGCACAGATCCATGCAGTCTACTTCTGCCAATAACGAGATATGTTCCGTCATCTCTTTTGTAACAACTACTAACTGATACAATCCGTCGTTTTGTATTATTAACTCCATTAGCCCACTCCTTTATTTTTTCGTGCCATAACTTTTTAAGTTTTGGGTCTTTTGTTTTGTTGTATTCTTTTGCCAGGTCGTCTAGATGGTCTTGTGTAATCATTAACTTTTGTCCCCCACTCTATAATTGTTTTGGCACCTGGTGCTTTTAAATCTATGTTAACACCAAAAGATCTCCATGCCTTTTTCATTAAATTTAATTCAAGTAAAAGACTAGACCACTGACCTTGAGCAGCACCTGTTACTTTAATTGTTATATTTTTTTCTTTCATATCCTATATATAGGATAATTTAGGATACTTGTCAACCCTGGCCTTTGTATCTTTTTTGAGATTTCTGACGTTTTTCTTGTTTATTTTTATTTTTTTTATGTTGACGAGGCCCACGTTTTTTAGGTTTGTCACGGGGTGTGAAGAATTTAAAACTTTGTTTAGCCATCTTTCCATTCTTTTACAAATGGTGTAGCTCCATCTTTAGGTGAAGTCATGACAGGTAGATAAGTTATTTTACCATTTATATGTTGTTGTAGATCAGACCCACAATTCATACATCTATATAGTTCAGGAGATAAACTAACTAACATAGTATACTCATCACACGTTGGACATTTACCATTTACTATTTCTGCTGATACTTTCATTACTCTAATATTAGCTTTTTTATCGACAAAGATCCATCTATATTTTTTTCGAGCTCAGCCATCGACTTTATGCAAGTGTAATTTATGTTATTATTTTTATTAGTTCTCATTGCGACACGTTTGCCTTTTAGACATTGAGACATAGACTCTTGTATTCTATGTTCCTTGATCTCTCCGTTGACAATCATAAGTAAAGCTACAACCAACTCTGTCATAATGTTTTACCTTTGTTGATGCCTTGCTTTATTACGTATTTTTGTGTACCATTCTTGCCGGTTTCTACTTCTTTTTTTAAATCTTTATGTAGGCGTTGTCTTGTAACAGTTCTTTTCATCTCTGCTATATAATCAAATATTTTTCTAGTAACTCTTTCCATTTTCTCTTACCTTATCTTTCAATCCTTCTATATCTTCCAATGCTTTATCTAATTGTTCTCTTAAAAATTCTATGTTGACTTTGTTGGTCATGTTCATTTCTTGAGTCTCTTCCATCTTCTCTACGGTCTTGTACAAATCCTCAATTAAAAAATGTTGTTCCTGATCCGTGGGCACTTGTTCAGATTTCTTTAACAAATCATTTTCAAACAACTCACGTGATGTCTCTAACGATACAAGTCTTGAAGTCAGCTCTGTGTATGCGAACACGCCCATTCCAACAAGAATTATTAGAGAGGCTACGGTCTTCATCGGCATCTGCACAGCTGCAGACTCTGATATGTTTAATGGTTTGTTACTCATCTTTAGGTCCTATAAACTTGTCGCCCATAAGTTTGACGTCAGGATTTTCTTGTTTATAATCATCTTTAATTGCGTCCCAATAACTTCCTTCAGGTTTAATAATTTTATCATCAGGAATAACTATACCAGAACATTTAGAAACTAACAATTTGAAGTTAGGGTTGTTGTTTAAAGTGGGGTTTTTATTGACTTTTCCGCACATTTTCATCAATTCTAGCTGTTGTTTTAACTCCATATTTTCTTGTTGAACAGCTTTAAATTCATCAGTGCAGGCTGAACCTAAATAGTGTCTCCAAGTTAAACGTAAGGACCTATCATCAGAAGGGCTACTATAATTATTATCAGGATTAAAGTGTCGATACCTAGACTCCGAGTCTCTTTGGTCGATTGATATGCTAAAGTCACCAGTGCTACAAGTATTAGTACCGTTATTGAGATACTCATTTCTACTGTGTGCAGGTTTTATAAAACATAACAACACAAATAAAATAATTAATGCACCTGTAAAATAATAATTCATCCTGGCTATCTCCATAGTACATCCTAATAATTAATTTCCCGGTTAAGATCTTTGATATCGTAACTGTGTTCTCTAACTTGATCTGCTAGTTGTCTGTATAAATTTTCTGCCATCTGCCATGTTGCTTCAGCAGAAGATAGTCTTGTATTGATATCTGTAATATTTTTTTCTAATACACTTACGTCTCTTTCAAGATTAGTAAGTCTTAATTCGTTTTGATTAATAGTGTCAGTAAGATTTACAATATAACGAACACCAGTAAAAGTTCCGACTAGGACTGACGCCACAACCGGAACCATTACGATATTTTTTTTTAATAAATCTACTAAATTCATTACTTAACAATGTAAGCTACAACAAGAATAGCAACTACAAGACATTCGATCTTGTGGTCTGACCAGTAATGCATAACTTTACTTTTCATTTTATTAATCATTTTTTTTCTCCTCTATTTCATAGAAGAACTTGTCTGTATCTTCTGTACGCCAAGCCCTGCTATCTTCTACATTCCATTCAGAAGTCTGCACTTTCCAGTCAGGAGTACTATCTTTCACCGTGAAAGAAGGTATGTCCCATATACATCGATTGTTAGGTTGTGCTGCAAAATTGCCATCATCTAAGGCAATTATGTGAGCGCACTTATGTTCGTGCGGAATCTCTGAATGATCAGTGTCGAGTATATTAGACTCTGGATGTGCAAAGTCAACTGTAAATAAATATTTTCCAGGATGCCATTTTTTATCTTTTCCGATATACTTACCGGCTTGTCCGTCTAAAATATCCCAACGATGGACAGAAGGATAATAAGAAAAACAATTCCAGAGCTGTAGTTCATCAAGTCGTCTTGCGGGCACTCCGGATGGTTCAAATCCCTGTTGAATAAACGCGCTAATTGGTAAGCGAT